AATAACCAATTATCTATAAAGGTTTTTAAATCTTCGTTGTCATTATATCCATTGCAGTAATATATATTTTCTTCAATGGCTGCAACTTTGTTTTGCAGCTCGAAAACTTGGCTTATTACTGATTCCGCTTCGCTTCCGTCAATAGACTTAAACACTTTAAATACTACGATTGTTCCGGTTTCTACTGCATTATTTAGCGTTATAGATTCACTTTCGTTTACTGTGTAATCTACGGTCGGGATAGCATTAAAGCCGTTTATGTATACTTCTAATATATCTATATTGGAATTATACTGACTTATCCCTATAGGTATATCGGTTACTCCGTCCGCTTCTACATCGTATCTATTAACATATTGTCTTATTAATGTAGTTGTTGCCAATGTTTCTTTTACATTAACAAACCAATTATTAAAGGCCTTTTGGTTTGCCTCCATTGCCTGTTCGCCGGCTGCTTGCCATTGTAAAAATAATGTGCTTGTATCTACTTGATCTATTAACGAAGTACAGAAGCCGCAACGGGTTGTATCTGCCCTTGTGTCTGTAATATCTACTTGTGTAATAGAAGTTGCGCCCGCTTTTACCCTTACTTCCGCTAATGCGTACTCCTGTATGTAATCGGTTCTAGTGATTTCCGGAGCTACCGGGGAGCTTGCCGGCGTACCTTTTATTATAAAGGCGTCTGTATTTCTTACCGCTTCCGTACTGTCGCTTCTAATTACGATTAAGTCTATACGATTTAGTGTAGCGTGTGCCGGATCTATCAGTAAAGTTAGGTCCGCGACATTCTCCGCCCATCTATCGCCAAACAAGCCATTTCCGGGCGCGATCTTAACGGCCATTCCTCCGGCCGCTAAAACTTGAAACGATGAAGAAGGCACCGGAATAACGCCGTTTGTTATGATCTTCTTATATGGCATATTTATATCTTCGGCGTAATATGTCCTATCGTTGCCCTTGCTGTTATAAAAACCGCTTCTTATCATTTTTATTCTACCTCCTGTTCCCAACCGTCAAACGTAGGGATAACGCTATATCCGGCCTCGTCCTCCGATTCGATTATTTCCGTAATTCGTGGGGCTGCTTTTATCCCGTACTCATTAACCGCGGTTACAATATCACCTAAAAAGAAATCCTCTTTAAATTTATATAATACCTCCGTATCTACGGATCCTTCGAACGTTTGCGTAATTGCTAGTTCCGCGAGCTTTTCCGCGCCGCGCTGTGATAAAGCCGCGTTATATTGTGCTGTCGTTAGGGTCGTTTTAGTTCCCGCCTCGTTCTCCACTTCTGTTTTAACGTCGTTTGCGTCTACAAATAATTCTCTACGCTGCAAGCCTGTGGCCGTTCCTGTCGTATTATATTTACGTTCTAGCCCTTCGCCTTCTCCGGCTACTAAAGCAACGTTTTTATAATATGTTTTTTCCTCCGTATAATCGGTATTAATTATATTGTCGTTATCCGGGGAGAAAATAACGGGTAAATTATCAGTTTGTTTATAACTTCGGTCCGCGCCTTCGTATAATACAAACTTAAATTGGCCGTTTTCTAATAAGATCTTAAAGCCTAACCCTACCGCCTTACATATTTCTATTACAACGTCTAAAACGTTAGTTCCGGTATATTGTGCCTCTATGGATCCCGTAAAGCCGCCTACCGGTCCTAAAGTAAAATTACTTATCTTTCGGGCCGCTTCCGCCGGGGAAATTATGTTACGTGTTAAAACGCTTCTTATGCAGTTCTCCGGCGTTCCGCTGTACTTTTGGAGCTTCCATATTACGCGACGGTCTAAAATTGATTTAAGGCACCGGCCGGAGGCTAAAATAAAGTTTCCGTTTTCTATATCTGTAATAATATTTAATCGTTCTATAATCATTACGGTTTCATCATCGTAACGGATTAAATAATTATCTTTTTCCAATAGTCCGATATTTTGAGATCCGGCCGGTATCTTTATTTCAAAGTCTCCCGGTTCATAATAACGGGTAGTCCATATAACGGATTCGTAATCGTCTATTACGCCTATTTTTTCAAATGCTTGGTTTAATACGTAAATATCCATTTATACGCCCTCGTACAAATTATAGTTAATGTATCTTACTTGTAAAAATTCGGAACCCGTAGCCGATAATATAAACACGTTGTCCCCCGGTTCTAAAATAAACCATGTTGGGTTATCTCCAACGTATTTAAATAGATTCGTTATTACGCCGGCCCGCTGCAACTTTATGGCCTTTTCGCCCTTATACGTATTTATTGTTATAAGGTCCCCGGCTTGCATTTCGTAATTGATTTTGAAACTTCCGCCGTATTCATCGTATATTACTATATCGCTTACGGATCCATCCGCCTGTAATTCTATTATTACGCCGCTTTCTACGTCTCCGTTATTTACTACTGTTTTTTCTATGCCTTTTTCAAGCTCCGAAAACGGTATAGGATCCTCAATAGCAAACGGGAATGTAAAACGCGGTAATACGTCGGATATGTCCGTAATTACGGATGTTTTACTTTTCCAATATGGCATTGGACAAAGTAACGATACCTCTAACGTTTCCTTATCCGTAAATAACGTTCCTTCCGGGGATTGTTTCACGTAGCCATCTATATACACGTCGCGCGAATCGTTTTTATAATACAGCCTAACCGGTTTCCCACTCTGAAAGAATCTATACAGTTTGATTCTATTAGCCTCTACTTTTCCGCGAGGCATTATTGATATTGGTATTTCCCTTTCTTCTGTACGTGAAGAATTAAAGGCGCTACCAACGGAATTACCGGTAACGCTCGTATTAATTACGGCCGTTGCTCCGGTGATCCCGTCTATTTCTACGTAATAATTAGGGTTAGGGGCTAACTGTAATTGTTCGCCCCTGTAGTTTTCTGCAATTAATGTATACATTATTTAACCCTCTTTATCTGTCTTAATAACTGCTTTGTATCTCTATAAACGGTCACCCTTGAAAGCGCTGTAGGGCTGTTATTGGTTTGGTTAAACGTTATGTTATTAACCACTCCGCCACCGGCTCCCGCTGCTGCTGCTCCGCCTAACTGTGGTACGGTTAAACCGGATATATCTGCCGCGCCTAGTATTTGGCCGCTTAAATCCTTTACGGCGTTTATAGCCTTAAATGCGAAGTCCTCCACGCCTACCGCGATACCTTCCGGCAAGAAGCGCCCGATTTCATCACGCATTAATTTAGAAGGTGAACCGATCTTAAAGAATTTCTTAAGCCATTTTGTAACGTCTCCAACAAAGCCGGAAATTTTATTTTTAAGCCATGTTGTTTTATTGCCTATGCCGTTCCAAAGGCCGCTAATAATATCGCTGCCAATAGAAAGCACTTTACCCGGGATCTCTTTAAGTTTTCCGGTTATTCCGGTTAAAACTTTCTGTCCCGCTTCAATGGCTTTCGACTTCATTCGGCCGCCCCAATCTGAAATTTTGGAAACCGCGCCTATAATCGCGTCCCATATCTTACCGGGCAAACCTTTGAAAAAGTCCACTACGGCGTTAAAGCCCTTTATTATACCGTCTTTCGCTTTGCCGAAAGCGTCTTGTATGTTTTTCCAAAGATTTATCCAAAACTTTCGGAAGGCTTCGGATTTATTCCATAATGTTACGAAGGCCACCACTAGCCCCGCAATAGCCGCAACGATCAAAACTATTGGATTCATTAACATGGTAGCGTTAAGCAATGCAAACGCCTTTTGGACCGCACTAATTAAGTTGGATATAAGAAGCGCCGTAGCAAGTACGCCAAAGCCTGTAGCAAGTCCCATAATAACGGCCTTTAATACTGTTGCCGCTGTTTCATGTTCATTTAACCATTTTGTAAGGTCTTGTACTTTCTCGCTTAAAAACTGTACGGCCGGCGTTATAGCTTCGATTGCATTGGCCTTTAGATTGGTCCATGCCGCTGTTAATGGCTCTATTACTTCCGCTAGGTTGCTTTGAGTTTCTAACATGCGTAAATTGGCCTTATTCGCGTCTAATACACTTTTATTATTTTCCTTGTAAGCCTCTGCATTTTCACCGTATAAGCTGTTCAACGTGTCAACTACTAACTGTTGGCGTTCCTGTTCGGTGCTACATTTATCTAATTTCTTTTGAAATTCTTCTTCGGATTCTCCGGCCCAATTAATCGCGTCGGCCATTTGGCCCGTGAGTTTCCCGGTTCTAGCTGTTTCGTTGGCCGCCTCGGAAAGGCCTTCGATACTGATACTATCGCCATACTCTACCCATGCACCTATAACGCCATCTAATGCGCCTTTTAAATCCTCATTGCTCGAAACCAACCCCGCAAGGTGCGAAGTCGCCTCGGCCGCCTGTCCTTCGTCTGCTGCAACGCTGTAAAATTCTTCGTATGCCTTTTTAGCTCCGTCGATTCCTATAACAGAATCCGCCGCCGATTGTTCAACCGCTGCAAATGTGGTTCTATACTCCTTTGTAGCTTCCGGGAGCGCCATAAGTGCCGAAGCAAATTCGCCAATTTTGCCTATTCCCACTTGAATAGCATTACTTGCTAAATCTGCTATAGCTCCTTTTGCTACCGAAAAGCCATCGGCCGCGCCATCTAATCCGCTGTCCGCTTCCGCTGCCGCCTTGTCTATGTCTCTTAATACATCGACTAATTCCCGGCCGCTTCTTTCTGCTTCCGCTTGTGCGTCCTCTACGGTGCTTAATCGCCTCTCATATTGGCCCATTTCGCTGTTTACTCTATTAACGGCCGCCTGTTGGTTGTTAATCTGTATTGCAAGTTTAATAGCACCGGCGGAGTTTTCGCCCTGTTCTTCTGCTACTTGTTCGTATTGCTGCTTTAAGGCTCTTAACTTCTTTTCTTCTTCTGTCTGTACGGCGTTAAGCTGCTTTAGCTTTGCTTCTAGTCCTTCCGTTGAATTTTGCCAATTCTCCATACCGGAAGCCGCCGCCTTAAATTCCGAATTAGCAAGTTTTATAAGCCGGTTAGATTCGGTAATGCCGGCTTTTAGTTCGGATATATCGAATTTAATTTTATTTGTTGTATTGTCTGCGGGCATTATCCCACCTCCTTAAAACCAATTGTCCCCGGCCGGAACCCTTACTATCGTATCTTCCGTATCTTCTGTATTTCCCTTCGGTTTATTTTCTTTTTCTTTTGGCCTATCGTTCATACGCTCAATCAAATTAAAAACTTCCCGCGCCTTCTCGCGCCTTAAACTTAATGGCGTTAGGGCCGGGAAGCTCTCGCACAAACTTAAATCCAATTCGAATAAGTCTTGATAAAGGGAGGTTTTTAAGCCTCCCTTTGCGCGTTTTTTGATGTGCCTTTCAAAGCTGTTTTAACCGAACAACTAATACATTCTTTTACTACTTCTATAATTTCGGAAGCTTTTGCGTTCCTCAATTCTTCGGATGTTAGGCCGTCGAATACGTCCATAAGTAACGGGGCGATCTGTCCGAAACAGTTAGTAACAATTTCCGCCGCACCTATAATTTTATTTTCTTCAACGGTTTCGCCTATTACCATCTGAATGTTTTGAACGTCAAGTAGCTGTAAAAAATCTTCTACGGTTCCGTACATTAAATCGTAAGTCTCCGCCTCGTATGTTTTTACTACTTCTTTTTTACCGTCCACTTTTCCATAAATGTTTAGTTTCATTCGCTATTCTCCTATGCTTTTGCTTTAAGTGCGTCCGGCGTTGTTACCGTTTCAAAGAATCCTGTAACATCTGCAAGGTTCTTCGAAGTGTCTACTACGATACCTTTGCAGTTTCCGCCCTTTGCGAATTTGTGGGTTGTCTTAATGCCTGTAAACGTCCATTCAACGCCGTTAGATTCTGTTCCGTTATCCTGTGTAATGTGTGTTTCCGCACCCTTTGAAAGTGTACCTTTGTATCTCCATACATAACGGTCATTGCCTAACGTATCTTTGGTAATGTAACCGATTGCGTAATAGTTCTGTTCTGTGTCTCCGTCTATAAATGTTCCTGTTGCCTCGTCATATATCTTGCCTTCTAAATAGGCGTCCTGTTCAAGATCTGTTACAGAACATGACATTTTGATTTCGTCCGGGCCTTCCGAAGAAAGAACGATAGCCGGGATATTGTCGTAATACTTTGTTTCGCTCGCGGTTTCTCTCGTCTTTTCTATATTTCTAACGCCCGCGAACGGTCTAGGCGTATCGGTTTCAAATGCTTCTGTAGTGTCTGTAAGGATCTTTGCAACTACTAATCCTTCAACGCCTCTAAATTCTCTGTATTCCATTGCTTAACCTCCTAATAAGTTTCAATGTAATAAACTGTTATCATTCTTCCCGTATGGCTCGGTCTGTCGCTTGCTAAATCTATGCCCCGGCCTTGCACTATAAACCCGTTGATTCTTAATGCTTCTATAGCCTCGTTTAAGCTCGTCTCTAGCGTTTCCGGATCGTTCGAGTAACAATATACCCAAAAGCCCCAAACAGCCTTTACAGGCCTGTTATCGGCGTATTCCTCCGGTGCGTCAAAACACCAATACGTAAAGAATGTTTCCGGGTAATCTTTGCCCGGTAATGTGCCTTGTAAGTAACTAGGTTTTATATTTTCTAAAACTGTGTGTATGCTGTTTCTCATTTCATAGCGCCCTCGATCGCTTCCGAAAATACTTTTTGTTGGATCTCGTTAATTTCTCTTTTAACGGCTGCCCCATAAAAAGCGTTATATACCTTTCTGTCCGGTGCATGCTGTGGCGTACCGTACATAATGAATATGGACGCAAGCCCGCCGGCCTTAATGTCAAAGCCGATCGGCACGGAGGCCACAAAACCAACCCATTCTATTTCGGGTTTTCTGCGTAACGTTTTCAACGTCTCCCCGGAAAACCTCGTGCTATGCGGAGCAAAGGCCGCTTCTATTTTGGGCGTTACCGCTGCATGGCTTTCTTTTAACGCCTTTTCTGTGGTCGCTTTAAGATCTCCGCCCAATTTATTTAAGTTTTCGGCCATTTCTTCCCATGCTGTAAAATTTAGTTTGAGTTTCGCCATGCTAACCACCTTTAACCGTTGAAATTTCAACGTTTAAAAATATCGAGGCTCTAATTTTCGTTTTAAGCGATTTTTTAAAGGGTGGTCAATACTTTATACCTCCCCTTTTACGCGCTCTACTTTGAAAATTATAAACTGGCCTCTATTATCCACGTTTTCCGGCTCCCCTATTACTTCATACACGGCCCCGTCGGGAAGTCTTACTATTCGGCAATCGCCTTTTATGTCCGGGCGATACCATGTAACTATTTGGGCTGTATCTAATATTCCGTATACTCCGTTAATGTCCGTTTCCGTTCCGCCTTTTGTCTTAAAGTTTGCAAAGATCAAAGGGCAATCGGCATACGGTTTCGCCGGATATACTTTTTTAACAACTCCGGCCGTTTTTTCATAGGCCGGAGTTAATAGTTTTAATGCTGTGTCTAAATTGTTTATTTCGTTTGGTCTATACATCTATATCACCGTATAAGGCTAATTGCACCGCCCGTTCCT